GTCCTCGGATCGAGTGAATTGACTGTAAAATTTATCACAGCACCGCCGCCACCGCCATTCGGGACAATAGAGCCGGACGATTGCGGGACAAAAACCTCCGGTCCGCGCTCACCAACGACGACCGGGTCATTTTTAAAGACCGGCCCACCAGAAGCGCGCCCGAATAAACCACCGAGCAAACCGCCAAGCGCATCGGATATCGGATCGGCGACCGTCTTTCGAAATGCCAGCTTTGCAAAACTGAGTAAAATGTCCTCGACGATATCTTTTATTTTTTTGTTCGCCTGAAATAAAGAATCGGTCAGATCGTTGGCAAATCCGTCGACCTCCGACTTAATTTCTTTGAGCAATTCTTGTGTTTTTTTCGTCGCCTCGTCGACCGAATCAGTCATACGACCGGTCGCCTCAAATAGCGCGATATCCGCTTGCTCGACCGCGCGCGTGAACACTTCCCACGAAATCGCGCCCTCATCGAGCAACGTTTTATATTCCGCGATCGCAATTTGATTGCGCTCGATAGCCGTTCGCGTCTGATCAAATAACTGCTGCGCGCGCCGCTGTGAATCCGTGAGCCGCTCTTGCTTATCGATCTGCGCATCGATACCGGTTGTCGCTTCAAATAGCGCGATATCCGCTTGCTCGACCGCACGCGTGAACACTTCCCAGGAAATACGCCCTTTATCGAGCAACACCCGCGCCCGTTCGACGGCAATCGCGTTTTGCTCTTGCGCGGTACGGGTCGCCTGAAATAACGCCGCAGCCTCCGCGATCTCTTTATTAACAGCCTTTTGCGCAGTTTTCAGTGATTCGGCATTATCGACTTGATCTTTCAAGCCATCATTATAGACACCATGGGTATTGATCAGAGAATCGAGATCGTTTTGATAGCCGTTAATCGTCGCGCGAATCTCGTCGTATTCGCTCGCGTAAGCATCGGCTAGGCCCCGCAAATTATCCGCGGCCTCCTCAAACCCGAGAAAGCTCGCAACCCCGCCCGCAATCGTTGCAAACCCACGGCGCAAAACCAAGACCGCCGAACTCGCCTCGCGCGCCGCACGGACAAAACTGTCGCCGAGAATTTTCGAAACACTGATCACAGCCGGACCAAATACCGTGATCAATTCACGTCCGCCCGCTTTGAATTGCTGATTCATAATGTCGACCGCATCCGTAACCGCGGTCGCCTGATCCGCGACACCCTGATCGAGCACGAGCCCGAGCTCACTCGCCTGTTTTGTGTAATTCCGAACCGCTTCCGCGCCGCCTTTCATGGTCTGCAAGAGCGCGACGCCTTCGGTATCAAACAGCTTGAACGCAAGGCGAACCTTGTCGGCTTGGGAATCGACGCGCGAAAACGCATCGGCCAGAACCTCGAACTGTTGCTCCGGCCGTAATTGATTCAAACGCTGTGCATCAACGCCGAGCTCTTTCAATGCCTTGACCGCCTCGCCCGCACCGCCCGCAGCCTCCGAGACCCGGCGGGTCAACCGTTGCAAGCCGACATTGAGTGCAGTTGTGGCAACGCCGGTTTGACTGGCCGCAAATTGGAGCGCAGAGAGCCCCTCGGTTGTCACCCCGAGTCTGTCCGACAATTTGTTTGTCTCGTCCGCAGCCTCGGCGATTTTCGCCGTAATTGCACCGATGCCGGCCGCAACACCTGCACCGACCCCCAGACGCGAAAAAACGCTCCGAAGTTTATCGAGGCGTTTTGTCGCAGAGTCAATACCCCGCCGGGATTTGTCCTCGGCGGTTATCTCATAAGTAACTCTAGGTTTTGCCACCTTTGCGAAGCTCCCACCATTCAAGCCAGCCGTTAAACTCGAACAAGGTCATGTCCTCGATCTCGAAAACGGTTTTGTGTAACAATGCGGCGAGATCGTGAACGGCAAGCCGAAAACGATCTCCCTTTAGTTTCCCGAGTCGCCCTCGATATCGGCCGAGACCATAAGCTCAGCCGCAAGCGGGCCGATAATTTCAGGGCCATACGTGCCGACGCCGTGAGAACAAATCGCCTCGAAATCCTCGTCGTCCAGTATCCGACGATTGTCCTCGGTGCGCGCACGGACCGCGACGATCTTCGCCGCGCGCCGCGTGTCGTCCGTCTCGCGGTTGATCTCGGTTAATTGGCCGATCGTGATCGGGAATACATAAACATCCCGACCCCACGCCTCGACGTGAATTTTTTTCGGCGTGATATCGGAATATTCTTTTTTAATCGCCTTCGCAATATCCGACATATTACGGAACCGCCGTTGCGGTCATGCCGCCATTGACCGAAAACCCGACGACGAACTCGACCAGGCCGTCGACCGACCCCTGGCGTTGAATACTTGTGATCGTCGCGCCAGCCGTCGGCGTTTTGTAATAGTCGGCACCGGAACCGTTACCACCTGGGTACAATTCCATAAAAACGGCATTGCCCACCGTAAACGGCGATTGATTCGAGCCGGTCGCAGTATCCCACCACATCGAGACTTGTCCCGAGGTTTCAACCGCGCCCGCTTCAAATTTTTTCGTGCAATCGCCGATCTCGGATGCGTCCAATTGTTCGGCCGTTTCTTCATACGACCAGTCACGAACCTCGAGAACCTGGGTCGCCGACCCGGTTGTCGCTGTATCTTTGGCAAAGACTTTGCCTAAACATCCGCGCGTAACAGACATGATAAACCCTCCGCGTTATGTCAAAAGTGTACCGGGCGCGCCTTCGGCTGCTCGATAATACAATGAAAAATTCAAATCTATAGAGCCGTGTCGCCCGTCGTTATCCGCTTCGACCTCGACCTCGGTATCGCCAAGCTCGAGACCGCTCAAGTAACTATTAAGAGTCGCATCGGCATAAAGTGCCGCCTCGACCTCCTCCGCGATAGTGTCGAGAGTCGCCTCGAGATCGGACGGATCGTCCGAATACCCGACGACGTGTAAATCGATAATACGCATCGGAATCGAATCTATTTGCCCTTGCTCATAATCGACGCTCTCACTCCGGGCATAAACGGCCAGCGAATTTGCCGCAACAACCGGCAAGGCCCGGCCCTTGTAAACATTACCCCCGGTCGTCGACAAACCCGTCACCGCGTTGACCACAGCATCGACAATCGTCTCGCGCGCGTGCGTCATGTCGCAACACTGTCCAAGTGCATATAGAGTACCGTCTCGCCGTACCCGTCCGGCTGTATGCGCGTGACTTGATAAGTGTAGGTCGAGCCGCCGCGGACAACGTCGATCAGCGAGCCGACAGCAACCAGCGCGTCGATGTCGGCCGTCCGACAGCGAAGCGTCGGAATAGAACCAGGGATCACGGCCTCGCCGCCGAGCTCAGACTCCGAGTATTCATCAGAAAAAACACTGACAAAACTCACCGCGCCCGGATTCGTCTGGACCGTGATCGCATGGCCGTGCGAGATATCGAAAAATACCTCGCCCGCAATGTCCGCCGCGATTTGCTCGACCAGGCTCGCCAAAACTACCAGCCGCCGAGTTTAACGTTGACAGTCGTATCGCCCGTCGCCGCCGCCGCAGTCGCCCATCCAACCGCCTCAGTGCCGCCGCCCGTGACCGGGACGCAAACCTCAGCGCCGCCAGTCGTTAGCGCGTAAACCTTCTCGCCGATACTAAAATCGAGATTCGAGCCCGCCTTTTTGGTTAGCTGGAACTCGCCCTCCATCGCGAGCCCAACTTTTGCGCCAGCCGCCGCGGTCTCGAGGACCGGCAAAGCCCGATCCCCGGTTGCATATAAAGTGTCTTTTGTGACACCGCCAGTCGGCGCGGTAATATTGGTAATATTACCGGCCCCGAGATATTTAGTCGTCATAACATCGCCCTCGTGAATATGTGAATAATAACCGATTAAGTGCCAGCGTTACGAGTAAAGCCGCGATAATCCAGCACGGCAACGCCGCACTCGATGCGCACCTTGTACTCTATACCGTCGACGGTCCAGCCGTCTTGACTCTCAAGCGTCGGCTGCTGCTGACCGTTAACGAACCCGACCTCGATCGTCTCGTGCATCATCGGATTAGCCGCGCCATAGTATTGAGTCGCGGAATCCGCATCGAGCCTCGGATCGGCGATGACCTCAAAGGTATTCCGATAGATATTCGGACGGGTCGCACCGCCAGTCGCACCGGACAGACCGTTCGGATCAAACTGACTCTCGCGCAGCATTAACGCTGTCGCTTTCAGCGCAACGGGCACGATCAAATAACTCAAAGGAATATTGAGCCCGTGAGCCGAATCCGACGGATCAGACTGTAACGCCATTAATTGATAGAACTCGTCCAGCGTTGTGAGACTCAAAAGGCCCGACGTTCCGAGGTTAGCGTGATTCGCATGGAATAACGCGGTCGAATCCTGATTGAGCGTCGGATTCGAGGTCAGTTTTTCGTACACCTTGTCGCCAATGGTACGCGCCGCGGCACGACCCATAGCAAACGGCGCACGAGAAAGCCCGGACAAATCGTCGTTGATCATCGCCTCGCGAGTAATCGAGAATAACTTACCGTATTTTTTCGCGGTAATGTATTCAACCAGATCGGACATGCTGCCGTGTTTATATTCGCCGTTGGATGGAATTTCATCGAGCGCGCCAAAATTCGAAAGCGCCGGGCGGTCGTGTTGTTTGAAATCTTGCAAATCACCGATGCGGACCCAATCTTGCCAGGTCTCCGGCGACTCATCGAATCCCGCTTGCATCCGCTTTCCGGCGGTATTGGCGAGCAAATTCGCAAAATCACTCGGAC